GCCTCGTACTACCTGCACCCCGCTTGTTGTAACAAGTCTTCGCAAGGTAGGTTACGTTCAGGTACGCTTACTTATTTTTGTCTTACCGATTTCTAAAAATCGTTAGACGATAGGTTAGTACTACCATGAACTCGAACTACGTAAAAGTAGGTTTCGAAACTAACAATCTAATGTTATGTAACAGTCACTTACAGAGGCTTGAAGCTTCTACTCTTCTTTGCTTGTAATCACCTGTCTCAGATCTGGATCTATCATTATAAATCCAGGTCCTCTAATTTCTACCTTCTGAAGGTCTCTTGCGAGACTACGTCTTAATTTCACAATCCGATCAAAAGATTCTTGTGAATCCTTTGGTCTCGGTCGTAATATCTGCCCCACGTTACGAAGAAGCATAGTAAAACTATACATCTTACGCAACTCGATTAGGTCAAGCTCCTCAAACTTTTCAACGAGTTTAAAACCTCGTATGTTCATTTGAGCACTCTTTAGATCTATCTGCAGGCCCTGAAAGGCTTGACGGATTTGATCCCTAATCGTAAAGTATGTTAACCAAGGACGATCCTCATCGGGCGCAGGTTTCTGCGCCGGTGCAATCATCTCTAGTTCCCACTTAGGCTTGGGTATATCTTTCCAAGTTATTCCCGCTGTTGCTTTCATGTATCGCTGCACACGCTGTTCAACTATTTCTAGTATCGAGACGCATGTAGAATTAAATGAAAGTACTGCTCTTTCAGTGTTGAGAATGAGAGGCAATAAAGCCGACCTCATCCCCACCCACCGATCAAGCACAACGGGAGCAACTCCAGACGGTCCATACCAAGCCAAGGCCAGATTCTTGATCCTTTTCGGTAAACGACCAAGTACAGCTAAACGAGATTTTACTCGATAACCATACCCCAACACAGACGTGAAACGCGGGAAGGAAACGGAGTATTTACGTCCGAATTCCAAACCAGCCATCCCACTAAAGAAGGCCACAGCCAGCTCCGCGAGCGGAACTGGTGAGCAGTCTTCCCCCTTAACGAAGTATCTCTTTGCGAACTCCAGTACCCCACGACGGGATACTAGAGACTTCGCCAGACCGATACCAACGCCAAGGTCTTGCATTAACTGTAAGTACGAACGGGCTACACGCCCGTCCGCAATTACAATGTCATCACCTAATATGGCATAAGAATAAAACGTTCCAATCGACCATCCAACCTTTCGGGCTGCATGGGCGACGAGGAAGTGGTGCGTCAGGGCAAGCATCCCTCACGAAGAGAGAGCACCCATCGGCTGTCCCACGGCATACATGACATGGCTAGGAAGACTCTCCTTGGCAAATTTCTTTGCCGAAGAAGGAAGTCTATAACCTCGACTTACCAGTATCTCAGACCAGACTCGACCTGCCGGATTACCGCTACTAGTGTCACCTAGTGCATAATTCAGCAAGTACGCCTGTAGAGATACGGGCAGTCTGTCAGTCGCTGCAGATAAATCGAAAGACCAGAAACGGGAATGTCCCGCCTCTATCAATCTCTTTACCGGAGCGAGCTGATCATGTGTACCGTCTGTGGGAAGGCGATCTAGGAGATCAAAGATCCCTAGGTGGAGTGGCTTTAACAGTCACTGGGTTCAGCAATCAACCATTGCAAAAACCCTCACCTTACCAGCAGCTTCCTGCTTCAATCCAAGACGACCAATCGCGTGGGGAAAATCCCTAAATAACGCGGTGGCCGGTTTATATGGATCTATCAGAGCTCCAGCCGACACGGCTAGTGCTTCTATACGTTTCACGAAGTTTCAATAACGGTCCTTACCATAAGGGCCCGCTATCAAAGAATGGAAATCAGAAAACTGATTCCAAACTTCGCTATTATATAAAGAGATAGCCGCCTGCTGTATTCCCAGCCAAGAAGTCGAGTATTTAAACCCTTCCTTCTCACTTAGGGCAGCAGTCGCCGGACTACTTTTATAAATCATAGCCTTTACTGGACTGTGTAATTTCTTTTTCAGGTCTCCTCGATTCGAGATTCCGAGCGATCGGAAGAAGGCAATAATGTCTCCTTCTCAATAACTCTCCTCTCTAATCGGGACTCCCGGAGCAGTGATAGTAGTCAAGTTAACGAATCCTTTATACTCTACAACTCTATAAAGAGAAAATAGACTTAATCAGATTCGCAACGCTTTCCTATCACCGGCTCGTATCAGCCCACGCTGGCTGCGGGGGATAATACGTGGAATTCCATCAGCCGAACGAGACACCGCGACTTTAAGGCCGCGAGTCCCATCTAACTTCATCCCTCCTACCGCCTGCATTAAAAGCACATTACATGCTTTTAAATACAGGACTAAGCCCGGTCTCCCGGACTTAGCAAGTAGGCGGAATGAAGCTCTAGTAAAGACTACTGTAGCTCTTGTCCATGATGGTTTCTTTCCTACCAGGATCAGATCGACTATTCTATTGAATCAGTTAATCCAACCCTTACCAGATTTTACACTGGTAATCCTATTAAAAAGAACTTTAAGTTCACGTAAGTCTCCGGAACGCAACATTGCAATTAAGGAATTGTTATTTCTTTTCATTGTTGCTGCATCCAAGTTTCCTCAGTCTACATCAACAGGCTTGAAGTCCTATCTCGTATTCCAGGGTCCATATCTCTATCCTATGTCTAGGTAGAGCGCGGTAGCACCTGATAGCCCGAGAGTCATTAGACTCTACACGATGTTAATGCACTTGAGAAATACTATTACTCAAATAAATTTGAGATTCTCAAGGATACTGTTTCCAATACCCTCAAGACGGAAAGTTAGTTAGTTAAAGACTTTCTAACCTTCAGTTTCCACCTAGACCTATGGTCTAAATGGGCTGCAGGATCCCTTCTAAGGGGGCCGAAGCCTAGGAGAAATGAAACTTTATCCGAAGACCAGTTCCACACTCCCAAGATCAAATCAAACTTACGTTCAATCTAATCTAGAAAGTTACTCTTCAGGTACGCGACGCTGGTTATTACTAACACAGTGCAACGCACAGGTGGAGGTTTTAACCTGGTTATGCACTTTGAGGTGCA